CATAATCACCTAAATCATTAACAGATGATACTTTATAACGGCCATAATTAGCACTTTCTACTTGATTTAATACAATAATGTCATCAGGTTTAACAGCTGTGAATTGTCTTACATTACCTTGCTCGTCTGTTTTAGATATAAATGCTTGATTAGCATCAGCGTATGAATAAGTAAATGCTGATAAGTTTTGTAAGTATATATTACCTGTTTCCGGGTCTCTATTAGGACTTGATGGATAATCTGTTGTGTATGATGAGCTAAAGAATATACCATCTTGTAGTGTTGCTATGTCTTGTTCGTTAGCAGATACTCTACCTGATAATGTTCCAATAGCAGATGTGTTATTAGAAATATTTGTGTCTTGTGCATCTTGAGAATTATCTACTTCTGTTTTTGTGTATGTAGTAGTTTTATCTGCTTTTTCAAACAGTTTTCCATCTACCTCAACACTACTGTAAGTTTCAGCTTTAGTATAGCTATCACCTACATTAGCTTTGCTATCTAATAATGTATCTGTCGCTGTTTTAGTGTATGTATCACTTGTGTTAGCTTTCTTTGCAATCTCTACATCTTGAGCATTTTGTTGCGCATCTATTTCAGCTTTAGTATATCCATTAGTGCCACTTTCTACTTCTGTCCATTCACCATCTTGCCTACCATATTGCAAACCATCAACAGGTGCATCAGGTATGCCAGCACTATCACTAATAGATACCCATGTCTTGTTGTTACGAGCATATGTCTCACCATCTTCTGGTGCTTCAGGTGCTAGGTTATTTGTTTCAGCATTAATATTAGTAATGCCACTTCCTTTACCTACAAAGGTATTAGCTGTCACATTAGCTGATGGAAAATGTATATTGCCATCTAAATTTAAGAAGACAGCTTTTTCTGCTGGATAAGTGCAGAATACACTTGAATTACCATTTAACGAAAGTAAACTTCCTGTGTTTGAAGACAATAGATTTCTTACAATCTCAGTTCCTGTTTTAACGCCATAGCCAACTTCCCATGCGGTGTCATCTGTAATACAGTAGTAAACAGTGCTACCATCAGTGATTGCTTCCCAACCTTGATAACCTTCTTTAGTCGCTCCTATCTCAATATCAGCTTTTCCTATTGTAGAGCAGTTTGTATATATTCTATCTTTTAATTGTAATGCCATGTGTTTATCCTATGTAAGGGTTAATTTAAGTTGGTCTACATTTATAACGAATTGGTCGCCAGATAATATTTCTTTAGGGTTATCTAATGCTGTAAAATACATCATGAAGCCAGCACTTGCTGAGTCCATAACACCTACATAACCAACATTACCCCAATTACTTGTTGCTGTTCCCCATTCTACTTTATTAGCGTTACTAGTCTCGCCATTAAGGTTATTAATATCAAATGTAACTTCTTTTCTTGTGTAAGATGCTTGGTCTATTTCGCTAGTAGTAACTCCAGACTTTGTTGGGTCTTCAGTAAATAAGGCTAAGTAAACCTTACTTGGGGCGTTGTAAGAAGCATCTCCTACTGTTGCTTTGACTAATCTGTTTGCTAAATAATTGGTAAAATCCATGTTGTGTCCTATGTAAGTTGTACTGCTAATGGTTGTGCTGGGAAAGTTGACTGTTCGTCTGATTTTGTAATTGATGCTAAACCTTTCTGATACATACCATCCCAAGTAGCTAATCTAGGGTCATCCATCAAAAATGGAGCTGATTCAGCCAGTGATGCGTATAACACTAAATCAGGGCATACATCTAAGTATTCGTTAGTTGGATTAGTATCTGACATTGGTTTTGGTATTTTGTAGTAGGTCATGTTTATTGTAGTTGCGCCTGTTGGTTGAGGTGCTAATACAAAGTTATCTGCTACTAATGTGTAGTTAATAGGCTGTCCTTGTGCATTTGAACCACCATTTCTTCTGTAGAATTGTGATACTGTTTGAAATGTCAAAGGTATAATTGGGTCAGCATCTAAGTGTATGTCTTGCATTTCCAAGAAATCTGCTGGTGTTGGCACAACAAAGCCACTACTCATTGTGTATGTAGATTGTTGCAAAGTTTGTCTAAGCCTTAAATCTCTATTAAGTCTTTTCTCTGCTAACGATATAAACATAGGTATCTGAGTCGTTAAGTCTTGTCGAGCTAAGTAATCAGAGATGTTTTGTTTTAAGTTAGTGTAACTTGTAAATGCTGGCATATCTTATAGGTGTCCTTTTTTAGTTCTGAAAAATAAATTTTCAGGGTCATTTAACCAAGCAAAGAATCGCTTTTGGTCAAGTATCTCAAATCCTTTCATTACCCCTTGTTTATTTAGTATATCTACTGCTGTAAACGGTATGCTAGCTACTTTATTTCCAAATAGTTCATCCGACCATTTGGTGCTAGTTTCATTGTATTCTTTTTTGTTTTGTTCTATGAGCTCAGTCACATCTTGACCTACTCTAAACTTTCTATTTCCTTCATCATCTATTCCAACTTCTGTTGTCATGTTTTGATGGTCTGTAAATTTCTTCATATTATCCCTTAAAGGTAATGCCCTCCGAAGAGGGCGATTACTTAGTTACTACGGAGTTACAGGAGCAATTCCTGATACTTTAGCGTGAGCTTTTTCGTTTTTAACAACGAGTGTGTACTCAACGTTCATTAAGTGCTTCTCTGAATCACCAGTTTTAGCTAGTTTAGTTTTCTTGAAAGGTCTCAAGTAAGCTACTGAAGCCATTGCTGGGTCTACGAATAATGCACAAGCATCGTCCAAGAATCTATCAGGAACTACATTTAGTGTACCGAAGTCTGACAGATATACGTCAGCAGTACCAATAATTGTAGTTGGTGAAGATTTAGGAGCTTGATAACGCTGTTCTGCAATACCAGTAAAGCTAGATACTTGCACCTTGTTTTTAGGTGAAACTAATAGCATTGTTGGCTCGCCACCCTGGTCATAAGCTTCTAACATTGCACCCTTTAAGTCTTCTTCATCAAAGGTTGTAACGCCTGCTGTACCTGTTGCTGCTACATCGTTAGTAGTAACCCAAGCTTGCATACCTTGAAGTGTACGAGCTGTTGTAGAGTTACCAGCATCTTGTGCTTGGTCAGACAATAGGATAGTTTCCATGTCTCGTTTTAGCTCTGATGATGCTTTAGCTAGTTGGTAAGCTGTTTCTGTAGTTCTACCAGCTTTATCTACTACGTCATCTGTTGTTGACACTTGCACTACTTTGTCAGAAATTTGAGTTCTATTTCCAACTTTTGTTGTTGTTGCTAGTGCTGGTGCTACTGCATCAGCCCCTTCTAATTGTGCATTAGTTGGGTCTACATCAGCCAGATTGTCTGTTTGCCATTCGTGGTATGTCGCTTTAGCTTTAGTTCTGCCAATAGTTGACATGAATGGAGTTGTTGTTGGTGAAATGTCGTAAATCGCGTCTTGTAAGTCTTCGCGTTTACCCTCTGTATCGTACGTTAGCATAGTTGCCATGATTTGTGTTTCCTCTTAAATAAAGTTTTTGAATACCGAGGTGGCATCATCTAAACTTCCTGACGTCCTCAGTCGTTTTTTCTGTTTAGTGTAAGTATCAGCATTAACGACTTTTTTACCTTTCTTAGCCATCCTAGGAGCGTTAGATAGTTTCTTATTAACACCTGCCTTAGATTGCTGTAGTTTATCGTACTCCATAGCCTTCTGTAGTATTAGTACATGCCTATGGTCGTAAACTTGTGATAATTCTTGGTCACTAAAACCTACACTCTTCCCAAAGCTACGAATATCATTCTTGATTTGTTCAGCTTTCTTTGGGTCAGAAAATTCCTTTACTTTTTCAGATAACATTTTAGCTTCATTGGCTACGACAGCATGTTGCTGTTGAGCTTGATATGCTTGTTGCTGTTGCTGCACTTTAGCTCTTTCTTGGCGTAGTAAATTAATCTTTTTGTTTGTTTCTGTTTGCTCCGCTACCTTAATAGCGTACTGTATTGGGTCATTTTCCTTTAGTTCTTCGAGATTAACTTGCTCACCATCGGACATTAAAAACTGTTCGACCTGGGCTAATCTCTGAGCATATTCCTCTTTCACCTGCATAGCTTGCTGCACTTCATGGGCATGTGCTTCTACCTTTTTGCGTGCTTCAGCTAATGTTTGAGATTTTTTGGTATAGTCATCGCCTTTCTGGTATCCACTTACAAGCTCTTCTAGGGTGACATCTTTCTCTTCACCGCCAGCTTTAACTCGATAAGTTTTGCGTTCCTCTACCTCAACATCGTCTTCATCAGTATCGTCTGGTTCATCCTCTTCGGACTCCTCTTCTACTTCTTCGGACTCTGTTTCTTCAGCAGCTTCCTCAACTGCTTCCTCATCCTCTTGTTCATTAGTTACCTCTGGTTTATCGTTTGATTCCTCGGCTTCTAACATATTAGTGAATGTCTCAACTGCATCTACTTGAGTTTCAACTACTTCGTTAGAAGTGTCATTGATTTGCTCTTCCATTGTATTTCTTCCTTATAATTTGCTATTTAACGATAGCTCGTTTTAGGGTAGTTACCCTATCTATTCATAATTAAAGTTGCACCACGGGGCTTATATGAGCTCCTAGAGGTATTCTTACCTCTTGTTTCTATTTAGTGCATCCAATCTCATTTGTTCTAATGTATCTTTGTTACCTTGTTCTATTATGGCAGCTTTTCTTCTTTCTAGGTCAGCTAACCTTTCCGCTTTAATTCTTTTAGCTTCTAGGTCTCTTTTTACCTGAATTGGCTCTTTATACCCTTTGTAATCAAGATTATAAGCTCCTGCTTCATTAATATCTGTAGGCCAATCTTTAGGTCTTATTAGTGGGTTTTGAATAGTATATTCGTTAGCCCTTCTAGTTTTAGTCCAATCTACATTATCCTTAAACATCTGAACTTGCTTAGAACCAGGTGTTATGTGACCTAATAACCCATCATCTAACCTTTGATGTAGGATATGATAGTTATCACCTTGAATCCAGCTACCATATTTATCATATTTTGTGTTACCATGCAGTAATGAGTTTCTTACATTGCTGACTTGTTTAGGGTATTGAGCAGCATTAAAAGCTTCTTGTATATTTCCAAACCAAACAGGCGGGGTATCTCTTCCATTAATGGTTACATCTACACCACCTTTGGGTAGTGGAACAAGAGGCTCTATCTCATCTACACTGATTAAACCACTTAATCTGTTAGCATTGCCTGGTGTTTGTGGTACATTTGTACCCATGTTTAGCTTGCTTTCAAACCTTTTAAACATGTCAGCCATGTCTATAATTTTCTTAACATTAATTCCCATTAAGCCATCTCTCTTATTGCTTTAGCAGTCGCTTCCATTCTTTTCTTAATGCCTGGAGCTGTATCTGGGTTTCTATATTCATCATTATTTAAGAACTCTTTACTTGCTTTTACGTAATTTCCTTCGTTAATAAGTCTAATAGTATTAGGGCTTCCAGATAAACTGCCTCTATACCAAGAGCCTAGCATGTTTTTTCTAGCCTCTAAAGGCATGTCATCAAAGCCAGGAATGTTCTTATTTATTGCATCAATTCTTGTGTTAATGTCTTCTTCTAGGTACTCATCAGCCTGTTCTTGAGTAATGGAATCACCTTCATTAGCTCCAAACCTACCATATCCAATAGAAAAACCATCAGCATCAGGATAAGCAGTTAAACCTAATCCTTCTTTCTCTTTAATAAAATCTGTGTAATCATCAGCTCTATTTAAGTTTTTCTGGAGTAAACTTGGCGGTACATCTCCTGCCACCATGTTGCTAATCTTATTGTAATTGCCAGAGTTAGCTTGGCCTACTACTTTT